ATGTCAGGACATACCCCTTTGCCTTCCACCCCCCTAGACCTGGCGCTGCTGCCGCTGCGCGATGTGGTCGTGTTCCCCCACATGGTGATCCCGCTGTTCGTGGGGCGCGCCAAGAGCATCAAGGCGCTGGAGCTGGCCATGGAGGGCGACCGCCGCATCATGCTGGTGGCCCAGAAGACCGCCTCCAAGGACGAGCCCACGGCCGCTGATATGTTCGATGTCGGCTGCGTGTCCACCATCCTGCAGATGCTCAAGCTGCCCGACGGCACGGTCAAGGTGCTGGTCGAAGGCCAGCAGCGCGCGCTGGTCAAGCAGGTCATGGACGAAGAGACCCACTTCGTGGGCTCCGTCGTGCCCGTGGCGCCCGAGGCCGAAACGCACAAGCCCAGCGAGATCGAGGCCCTGCGCCGCGCCGTGACGCAGCAATTCGACCAGTACGTCAAGCTCAACAAGAAGATCCCGCCCGAGATCCTCACCTCCATCGCCAGCATCGACGATGCCGGCCGCCTGGCCGACACCATTGCCGCGCACCTGCCGCTCAAGCTTGAGAACAAGCAGGCCGTGCTCGACCTGGTGGACATCAAGGAACGCCTGGAAAACCTTTTCGAGCAACTGGACCGAGAAGTCGACATCCTCAACGTCGACAAGCGCATCCGCGGCCGCGTCAAGCGCCAGATGGAGAAGAACCAGCGCGACTTCTACCTGAACGAGCAGGTCAAGGCCATCCAGAAGGAACTGGGCGAGGGCGAAGACGGCGCCGACATCGAAGAGATCGAAAAGAAGATCAAGCTGGCCCGCATGCCCGCCGAGGCGCGCAAGAAGGCCGAGGCCGAGCTCAAGAAGCTCAAGCTCATGTCGCCCATGTCGGCTGAAGCCACCGTGGTGCGCAACTACATCGACGTGCTCACGGGCTTGCCCTGGAGCAAGAAGACCAAGATCAAGCACGACCTGGCCAATGCCGAGGACGTGCTCAATGCCGACCACTTCGGCCTCGAAAAGGTCAAGGACCGCATTCTTGAATATCTTGCTGTGCAGCAGCGCGTGGACAAGGTCAAGGCGCCCATCCTGTGCCTGGTCGGACCTCCGGGCGTGGGCAAGACCTCGCTGGGCCAGTCCATCGCCAAGGCCACGGGCCGCAAGTACGTGCGCATGGCGCTGGGCGGCATGCGTGACGAGGCTGAAATCCGCGGCCACCGCCGCACCTACATCGGCGCCATGCCGGGCAAGGTGCTGCAAAGCCTGGACAAGGTCGGCACGCGCAACCCGCTGTTCCTGCTGGACGAAATCGACAAGCTCGGAATGGACTTCCGTGGCGACCCGTCGAGCGCCCTGCTGGAAGTGCTGGACCCCGAGCAGAACCACACCTTCGGCGATCACTACGTCGAGGTGGACTTCGACCTCAGCGACGTGATGTTCGTGGCGACCTCCAACTCCATGAACATCCCGCCCGCGCTGCTGGACCGCATGGAAGTGATCCGCCTGTCGGGTTACACCGAGGACGAAAAGGTCAACATCGCCATCCGCTACCTGCTGCCCAAGCAACTCACCAACAACGGTGTGAAGGACGGCGAAATGCAGGTCGACGAGTCCGCCATCCGCGACATCGTGCGCTACTACACGCGTGAAGCCGGCGTGCGCTCTCTGGAACGCGAGCTCTCCAAGATCTGCCGCAAGGTGGTCAAGGGACTGCAGCTCAAGAAGCTGGAGCCCACCGTCGTCGTCAATGCCGACAACCTCACCGACTACCTGGGTGTGCGCAAGTACAGCTACGGCCGTGCCGAGCACAACAACCAGGTCGGCCAGGTCGTGGGCCTGGCATGGACCGAGGTCGGTGGCGACCTTCTGACCATCGAGGCCGCCATCATGCCCGGCAAGGGCGTGATCTCGCGCACCGGCTCGCTGGGCGACGTGATGAAGGAATCCGTGGAAGCCGCCCGCACCGTGGTGCGCAGCCGCTCGCGCATGCTCGGCATCAAGGACGAGGCCTTCGAGAAGAAGGACATCCACGTGCACGTGCCCGATGGCGCCACGCCCAAGGACGGCCCCAGCGCGGGTGCGGCCATGACGACGGCCTTCGTCTCTGCGCTGACCGGTATCCCGGTGCGTGCCGATGTCGCCATGACTGGCGAGATCACGCTGCGCGGTGAGGTCACCGCCATCGGCGGCCTCAAGGAAAAGCTGCTGGCGGCCCTGCGTGGCGGCATCAAGACGGTGCTGATCCCGGAAGAGAACGTCAAGGACCTCCAGGAGATCCCCGACAACGTCAAGAGCGGCCTGGAAATCATCCCCGTCAAGTGGATCGACCAAGTCCTCAAGGTGGCGCTGGAGCGCGTGCCCGAGCCCTTGTCCGAGGAGGAGGCCGCAGCGCCGCCGCCAGCGGAATCCAAGCCTGTGGAGCCAGCCGTCAAGCACTGAAGATGAAAAAATGTAGCGTTTTTCCTGAACCCTCCAAGAACTACGCTACAATTCATCCCATCGCAGCAAACGACGTTGTAGAATGTCAGGCTTCGGTGGAAATGCGGGAATAGCTCAGTTGGTAGAGCGCAACCTTGCCAAGGTTGAGGTCGACGGTTCGAACCCGTTTTCCCGCTCCAGTTTTGGATGTGCCTAGTGCACATCCGGCTCAGGTGACGGTTGGTTGCTTGAATTTTTGCGGGAATAGCTCAGTTGGTAGAGCGCAACCTTGCCAAGGTTGAGGTCGACGGTTCGAACCCGTTTTCCCGCTCCAGTTTTAAAAACTGCAGCATTGCTGCATGTTTGATAGTGATCTTGGCGCGATAGCAAAGCGGTTATGCCCCGGATTGCAAATCCGGTTAGACCAGTTCGACTCTGGTTCGCGCCTCCAAAAATTCTAATTAGAATCAAGTACTTATAAGGCCCCTCGGGGCCTTTTTTCATTTCCGGCACGATTCAATATAGGCTCAATCGATCTCAAACCGCGCAGAAACTGCGGTCGAACCACGCCTAATTTGCATAGTTTGTCGATGAGGTGAGTACACTCCGGCCGAACTTCACAGGGAGGTGAGTTTGTCGAGTGTGCGCAAAACGCCCCGAGGGCGATATGAGCTGACGATTCGCAGCAAGCTGCTGCCGAAGCCGGTCTATATGACGTTCGACGACCAGGCCGAGGCCGAGCAGTACGGCCAGCAGGTCGACCAGCTGCTCGCTGCCGGCGTGGTGCCGGCGGGCCTGGTGCAGCAGACGGCTTCAGCCCCGAAGCCCACTGAGCGGCTGCGATTCGTGCTGGTGGCTTGGATCAACACAGGTCAGCCAGCGTCCACCGACATCCCGGTCCTCGAGCTGCTGGTCGATGAGGTGGGCAAGGTGCTGATCGCCGACCTCACGTACAAATGGGCCGAGGCCTGGGTGCGCAGCCTCAAGTTGGAGCGCAATTTCTCGCCGGGCACCATCCGCAAGCGCGTGGGCTCTCTGTCACGCTGCCTGGATTGGTGGCTGCGGCAGCATCCCGACGCCATGGTGGGCAACCCGCTGCGCCTGTTGCCAAAGGGTGCGGCCACATACACCCCGAAGGACCGGGCCGACATCGAGGCGCTCAACGCTGCGGCCGGGGACCAGGCCAGGCCCAAGGTTGCCAAGGAAGATGTCCAGCGCGAGCGGCGGCTGCTGCCTGGCGAGCTGGAGCGCATCGAGCGGGTGCTGGCCGGAGAGCGGCGGCCGGACCGCGAGCGCACCATCAAGCTGGACGACGCGCCAGCCCTGCGCGCAATGTTCCTGCTGATCCTGTACACCGGGCTGCGGCTGCGCGAGGCCTACACGCTTCGGCGTGGGCAGTTCGGCCTGGCGACGCGGGTGATCCGCGCCAAGGCCAGCAAGCAGTGGCACGGCAAGGTCAAGTACCGCGAGGTGCCCATTCGGCCCGAGCTGCTCGGCGTGCTGGAGGCCTACCTGCAGGCCCTGCCGGATGAGGGCGAGCAGCAACTGGTGTTTCCGTGGTGGACGGGGGAAGAGGATGCGCAGGAGCTGGCCAGGGTCTCGTCGCGGCTGTCCAATCGGTTCGCCAGCCTGTTCGGCTATGCGCAGTGCGACGGGCTGACGGAGCACGACCTGCGGCATGAGGCCACGTGCCTGTGGTTCGAGATGCGCACGAAGACGGGGGACTGGATGTTCCGCGAGGCAGAGATCCACCGCATCATGGGCTGGGCGCCTGGCAGCAAGATGGCCCAGCGGTACGCCAGCTTCCGTGCGGAAGATCTGGCGGCCCGGATGTGGTCTTAGCAGCCGGCCGCAGCCAGCGGCGGTAGGGGTGGTGGTATCCGCCGTTGGCGGCCACGAGGCTTGGGTTGGGTTGTCGGCAGGAGCGCTGCCGGCGTTGCTGTCGATGGAGCCGTTGACGCTGCCTTCGCGGCTTTTCCGCGTCGCTGGGCATCGTCGCGGGCGGCCTCCAGACGCACGCGCCTGGCGGCCGCTTCTTCAAGCGCCATTTCGTTGAGGCGCTCGAAGAGTGCCTGGCGCGGGATGATCCAGCCGCGACCCACTTTGAGGCCGGGCAGGTCTCCGCAGATCAAGCGCGCCGAGGCCGTTTCCTCGTCGCAGTCGAACATCGCGGCCAGGTCTTCGACTGTCAGGATTTCGGTGTCAGCGCTGGTCATCGCTGCGTGCCTCCAGTGCGTGTTTTGGGACATTGAAAAACTGCAGGCGACCCTTCCATGGCACGAAGGGAATGGGCCGGCTGTCGCGTAGCACGAAGCCGAAGCTACCCTCCTGTTTCCACTTCGAGGTGCTGTGTTCCACGCAGTCCACGATGCGTGTCCAGCCGACCAAACCGCCCCGCTGCAGCTCCTCGTACGCAGGCAGCCCACTGGCGGGAAGCATGCCGGCGTTGCCCAGCTCCTCGGTGATCTGGTCGTAGTAGGCGCGGGGCATCGTGAGGCCGGCGTGCACCAGCACGTTGCCGCGAAACGTGGTGTTCCAGTCGCGGTTCTCGATGTCCTTGTGGCCGTGGACGATGAGCCAGGCCCAGGGCTGGCGGATGCTCAATGCGGGGATCATGCCGCCCCCTTGGCTGTTGCCTGGGCTGCGATGCAGGCGTCGATGGCGTTGGTGAAGTGGTATTCCACGCGGCCATCGGTGATGTCTGCGCCTGCGACTGCCTTCAGGTGCGTGACACTGAATCCGTGGCCTGTCGCAGGAGAGTAGTGACCGCCCACGAAACTCAGCACTGTGCGCCAACGCGCGGCGTCGTTTACTGCTTCGGCATCCGCCTCGACCTCGGTGCTGTCGCGGTTCAAGCGGCGCGCGATCTGGTCGCCAAATGCGCGCTGCACGGTCGCTGAGCATTCATTGCAGCCGAGAAAGAACAGCACGCCCATATCGTGCGAGCGCAGCCTGCCTTGCTGTACATCGCTGTTGTTGACGATGGAGCAATGCCATTGCAGATCCACGCTGCCGCATTCCTGGCATTGGGTCTTCATGCCGAGCCTCCTTTCCCAGAAATGCCAGCGTGGTGCATGTCGCCCCGGTGGTTGGGATGCGTCTTGCAGCGCTCACAGTTGTAGGGGTCGGTGCAGACGTCCAGCGGGTCGGCATCCACTGCAGGCGCAGCAGGTGCTGCTGGGTTCATCATGCGGTCAAAGCTGATGGCTCGGGACATGGCCTGGAGCACCCAGTCATGAGGGCGCCAGGTCGCGGCCTGGGAGGGCGTGTTGGGCAGGTAGCTGTGCCGTTCCTCGGCGTGCAGAGCGCATTCGGTTGCGATAGCGCTCATGGCGGCGGGGACGGCATTCGGGGCGCCATCGGCGCGGGCTGCCCGCTTCCAGATCGTTGCGCAGGCGGCTGCACACAGGGCGTCGTTGAAGCTCTTGCCTACGGCTGTTGCGCTGTAGAAGGCATCCCTCATCGCCCGCTCATCAATCACTTGCGGCGTGACCGGCTCGGCGGGCGCAGCATGTGCCTGAGGCGCTGCTGCCATCTGGGCCGCTGGCACTTCGTAGGGCATCCAGCCGACGATCCAGCCGCCGTCATCGTGCACAGAGTCGAGCGTGCTGTTTGCTCGCCAGTCGCCGGCCACAAACCACTGCTCGTCGTCACCACGCAGGGCGAGCACCACGGTTTCGGCCTCATCGCTTCCGCCTTCGCCATCGCCCGCCCGCGAGCGCATCAGCAGCCATGCCACCTCAACACCGGCGGCTGGCTTGCCTGGGCGGAAACCCTGTTGCAGGGCTGCAGGCGCTTCATGTGCCTGGGCCTGGGGTGCGGCTGCCAGCAGCAGTGCGCGAGAAAAGCCCTCTTGCGTTGGCCAGGTTGCCCAGCCGAATTGATCGAACCGGAAATATCCGTCGTCACACCTACCCCATGTGTACGTTGCACCGTCGTCAACATTTCGGTACGTGCCAAGGGATGCAGCTCCCGAGGGGAGATCACTACGGTGCGCCACAGCCGCATCGAATGCGGCATCCAGTTTGCGCACAACTTCGCCAGGCCCATCGGACGCAATGATGTGGGCTGCGGCGACCAGGGCGCTGGGCTTCAATGTGGACGGTGCGGTCATGGATGGGCCTCCTGGGCTTCGGTATTGATGATTTCCAGCTCGGTGTAGTCGGCGCTCAGCTCCCAGCACTTGGCCGAGGCCATGGCCTCGTCGTCGTCCAGGGACACCGATGAATCGATGGGCAGTTCCACCATCCATGCGCGGTCGCCCATGGGCTGGATGGCGACGGCCAAGCGGCCTTTGGTCGGCAGGAGCTTCTTGCCGGGTCCGCGCAGGTCGACGCGGATGCGGACCTGCTGCAGCGGTTCGATGGAGTTGGGAGTGGTGACTTCGGCTGCGGCCATCGCGTCGGCGATGGCGCGGCTGGCCTCTGCGGCTGTGGCCTTGCCCCTCTTGAGCTTGGGTGTGGCCTTGTCTGTGGGTGCCGCCTTGCCGGCGCGCGCGGCGGCCTCAGCTTTCATCTCGTCTTGCACCTCGCTCTGGATCGTGTCCAGATCCGCACCGGACAGATCCGCCATCTCCTCGAAGAGTGGATTGACTGTGTGGTGTAGGTCGTGGGCGCAGGCCATCATCAGCATGTACTGAATTTGCGCGGGCAAATCCTGCTCGGCCAGATCCTCCATCGCGCTCTGCAGGTCCAGATCTGCGCGGCTGTCTTTGCCGTCGATCTGGAACATGCGGTTGAGGTGCTGGGTAGGCACGCTCTCGGACAGCAGCTTGAGGATCAGCAGGGCCGCGCGGCTGGGGATGTGATCGAGGTCCGCAGGGGGAAGATGCAGTAGCCCGTCGATCGTTGCCTCGGCCGCGCGCTCGCGCCAGCGCATTTCGTACTCGCGCTGCAGCGCTTCCCGCGTGGGTTCGGCCGGCGGCTCGGCCTGGGCCTTGGCAGCCGCCTGGCGCTCGCCCTTGACCTTCACGGCCGCGCTGGTGGTGTGCGTGGCCACGGCCTCCACCAAGTTGCCGCTGGGCGCCTCAATCAGCACCACGCTGGCTGCAGGCACGTCCTGGCCCAGCACCTGGCGCACGGGCGCGCTGCTGCCCTGGCTGGGTTTGTCCAGCAGCAGGTAGCCACGGGGCGCGCCGTTCTCGCTGGGCATGATGTCGCGGGCCTGGCGGCCGGTGATGATCTGCTGTCCGCGCTGTTGGGCTTGGGCCTTGACGCGCTCGAAGTGAGCGTCTTTCTTGTCGGCAAAGCAGGCGGTGTCAGTACAGACGTCCGCATCGTTCTTGTCCCATAGCTCCGGCGACGCGCCCGTGTGCTTGGGGCAGACCGAGCAGGCGCCGGCAGATGGGCACAGCGTGGCATCGTCCAGCGCGAACGGGGCCTGGTCCAGCTTGAGCATGTAGCTGCGCCGGGCCAGGTCCAGGGCACTGCGATAGCTCATGGGGCCGTTGTCGGGGCCTCCGGTGAGCACGCGCTGTGTGTATTCGGCCTGGATGGCCTGCGTGGGCCGCTGGGCCACCAGCAGGGCCACGCTGCGCGTGAGCGTGCCGGCCTTGAGGCCAGTGATTGCCTCGGGGCACAGCGTCAGCAGGCGCAGGGACTCGAACACATGGGTGCGGCTTTTGCGCAGGGCCTCGCTGGCTGTGTCGGCATTCATGCCGTGGTCTTCGACCAGGCGCTGCACGCCCAGGGCTTCGTCCAGCGGGTTGAGGTCGATGCGGTGCAGGTTTTCGATCAGCTGCATCAGCTGCGCCTGCATGTTGTCCGCGTCCCGCTCAAGGTAGGGGACGGCGCGCAGGCCGGCGATCTGGGCGGCGCGGTAGCGGCGCTCACCGGCGATGATTTCGTGCGTGGCGTGGCGCGTGGCCGCGTCCTCGAAGGTGTCCTGCAGGCGCTCGGCCGGCAGGCGGCGCAGCAGCAAGGGCTGCAGCACGCCGTACAGCTTCATCGTGGCGGCCATGTCGTGCAAGGCATCGTCCTCGACCACGCGGCGATTGGTGCGGCTGGGCACGATCTGGATGATGGGCAGCGTGGGGGGCTGGGCTGCTGCGTCAGCGGAGCCGCGATCTTTCACCACCTCGAAGGCATCCATGGGAAGGTTGACCAGGCTGTCGCCCACGGCAATCTGGTACTGGCGCCCGCCAGGTGTCTTGCCGATCACCTTGCCGCGCTGGCCGGCCTGGGGGTGGGGCTTGCCGCCCCTGCCCGTGGCCTCGGCGCTGATGACGACATCGCGGTCAATCAGGGGGTCTTTACTTTTGGGAGCCACGGCTGGCCTCCTTTTCATTGAGTTGCTGCACGCGCTCGGCGGCGACCTTGCGGCGCGCGTCGAGCAGTTCGGTGGGCATGGGGTCGAATTGATCGCACTGCGTTGTGGCCGGGAACGTGTGGCCTGGTGCGTACCGCTTGCCGCAGTGCGCGAAGCCCAGGCGCACCATGCGGGCGTCGCTGGTGTCGGGCTGCCAGTGCGAGCAGGCCCTGCAGGCGGGCTTGCTCATGAGTGCCCCCGGAGGTACACGCGCTTGCCGCTGATCAGGCTGGGCAGCTTGAAGGCGTCCATTGCGCCCGGGCGTACGGACGGCTGCAGCTCCGTTGCCACCAGATTGCCCTTGGTGGTGCTGGCCCGGATCGGTTGCTCGCGCACGGGGGTGGTCACGCGCTCGCGCATGCGGCGTTGGCGCAGCGCTTTGGCCGATGGCACAGGCTCTTGCGCAGAGTCGATGGCGCGGCGATTTGCGCCAAAGCCGGCGCCGTGGTTGATGGGGGTCAGGGCGGGTTTCATGCGAGATCCTTGCGGGGGCTGGCCGATGACACGGCGCGGATGAGTTGGGCCAGGCAGTCCATGCGCTGCCAGGTGAAGCGGGGGGTGGTGGTGTACAGCTCGGCCTGCTGGCCCTTGAGCTGGCGCGCCAGCGTCATGGCGGCATGGCTGCTGCTGGCGGTGCTGTCTGGGTAGATGTGCCGGGCATGCACGGCCTGGCCGTCCTGCGTCTTGAGTTCGACCTCGAGCACGGGCCGACCATCCGTGGTGGTGCGGCAGACACAGGCGGTGACCTGGCCCTGGATGCGCAGCTCCATGGTCAGCCTCCTGTGAACAGGTGGATTGCCGATGCAATGAAGGGGCCGGCGATCAGGGCCGCGGCAATGGCAGTCAGGGCCACCAGTTGGCGGCGCACGATGCGTTGATGCCGGCGGTTGGGGTGCGGCCCATCCAGTTCAATGCGCGGCCTGCTCATGGCTGCACCCGGATGGCTGATGCGCTGTGCACGCGGTGGAAGCACTGCGCCAGGAGCACGGCCAGGCCGCCGCTCAGGTAGGGGCCGGTGAAGGTGCGGCCGGCCACGCGTACGCGGTAGGTATTCATGCCAGCCTCCCCTCGAATGCGTGCTCGGCCAGGAAATCCTTGGTCAGCGGGTACTGCCGCAGGTACTCGCCGAAGTCGATGGCGCCGCCACGGCCGCGCCAGTGGATCAGCTCCCGGTATAGCTCCGGCCTGGTCTGGGCTGGTGGTGCTGTGTCGATGAGGAAATAGCGCCGGTCGTCGGGGCCGATGGGTGTGGCATCGGTGGTGATGAAAACGAGATTCAGGCGATTGAGCTCGGTGCGAACGGGCTGCGCCTTCGCGTTGATTTGCAGGGTGGGGTGGCACATCAGGGCCTTGATGTGCTCGCGATGCTTGTGGACTGTGGGCAGCTCGTCGAACTTCACCAGGCGCTTGCCCGACAGGAAGCCGTTGAAGGGTTCATCCAGCAGTTTGGCGCTGCCCAGCGGAAGGTAGGCAGCGCCGTGGATGAGGTCCATGGCGTCCAGCAGCATGGCGGTGCCGTTGCCGCGCGGGCCGCGCAGTATCAGGGCCTTGCTGAGCTTGCCGTGCGGATGCTGCAGCGGGTGCGCAAGCCAGGACAGCAGCAGGCTGGCAGTGATCGGGTTGGGCTGGCCGCCGGGCGCGCTGGTGAGGTGCTCCAACAGGTCGAGCATGGGCTGGACGGTGCTCATACCGCTTCTCCCATCTGCTGCTTCAGGGTTTCGCGGACCTGCAGCAGGCGCATGGTCAGCATGCCAAGCGCGGTCTGCCGGCCCCAATCTCCTGGCCGGCCTGCGTACTTGATCAGGGGGTCGAGCAGCTGCGCCCAGCGCGCGTATTCGTCCGGCGACAGGTCGCAGGAGGCGAGCTGCTGCTCTGGTGCTGGCAGCGTTGCATTCGCGGCCTCGGCGGCGGCTTGGGCGCGCGTGATGTCGATGGTGACGCGCACGACGTCGACCTGGCCACGCAGCTTTTTCAGCAGCAGGCCGACATCGGTTTCTTGGTGGGGATCGTTCTCGAAGCCGGCGGCGAACTGCTCGGCCTCTTGAAGCGCTTCATGGAGCGCGAGAAGTGGGGCAAGGGACATGGAACCTCCAGCACCCGGGATGGGTGTCGGAGGTGATTATCCAAAATGGATTACTTGTGTCAATCCATTTTGGATTTATGCGCCGGGCGCTTGCGTGTTGTGGCCCTCGGCGTGGGCTGCCATCCGAACGGTTGCGTCGCTAAGGTCGGCCAGCATCAGGCTCATTTCCTTGCCCACACGCGCGAGCACGAACACCAGTACTGCGCCTGCAACGCCACCGATCGCGGCGGCAATGCCGGCCCGCATTGCCAGAGATAGTCCCCCTAGCAAGATAAGAACGGCCAAAACGACGCCGCACCAATACAGGAGATTTGCCACCGCCCGAAACGTGGGGTAGATGCTTTCCTCGCGCAGTTGCGAGGCAAACGCATGATGGTCTACATCTGTTGTTGGAACGCGACCTGTCACGGGTTTTGGTGTGGGTTGAGGCCTCGATGGCAGTCCCTCGCGGAGGGCTTGCTCAACCTTGGAGTACACGGCGCCGCAGGAAGGGCACGCGAGAGGTGGCTCTGCATCGTATTGGACGTTGTGTCCGCACTTCAGGCATTGCTTATGGCTGGTCACTAGGTCTCCCTCCTGAGGATCGCTTAACAAATTGATAAATCTTCGCTCCGGTCGAGTTTGGCGGCGCTCTAGTTTGTTGTGCCGTTTTTCGCCGTGGCAGGACTTTTGATTTGTGCTGTTTCTTCTGGCAGCGGAGCAACAGCGTTCACCATGGAGCCAATTGCATCCCAGAGGCTTTCTGGTAGTCGGCCTGTGCGCTCCAGCAGTATCAGCTTGCGCACAACCGTCTTGGCTGGGCCAGTTAAGCCATCCGTAGTGTCGTTGGGGTCGGTGCCATATGTGAGCCAGGTACGTGTGACCCCAAGGTGATCCGCGATCTGGTTGATCTCCTCGAATGCAGGCTGCCGGGCTCCAGCCAACCACTTCTGCATGCCTGCAGGGGTCATGCTGAACTGCTCGGCCAAACGCTCCTGCGAGATGCCGAGTTCACGCATGCGGGCCTTCGCCCGATCTCTCCATGTATCCATGCGGCAAGTTTCCCAAGCGCGCCTCGCTTGTGGAATACACAAAATGGACTTCATTGCTTTGTGATCCATACTGGATTGATCCATAATGGATTAATGCAGCTCAAAACCTACCTCCAGAAGCATGGGATCACCATGGCCTCCTTCGGGCAGCGCCTTGATCCCCCGGTCAGTGCGGGCAAGGTCAACCACTGGTTGCGTGGCACGCGACGAGTGAGCCTCGAGGAGGCTCTCCAGATCGAGTTGATCACTCAGGGCGAGGTCGGTTTGCGTGAACTGGCTAAACGCAGGGAGCCGGTACTTGGAGCGGCTCATGCGTAACACCGAGGGCGCGGTGAACCGCCGAAACATGCTGCTGGTCATGCTTGCGCTGCCGTGCGCCAGGGCGGGCAAGGCGCGCACGCCAATATTCCCGGATCTCGCCAGCGACGTCGCTGCGTGGGATGCCGCCCGGCTCTCAGATCGCTGGGTGGACTGGTGCGCTACGCGCCCGACCCACTCACTGCCGCCCCGTGCAGCCCGGTCAGCAGAGTAGCCGTGGCCACATCCCCTTCCTTTTCCGCTGCCGCTCCGAACGTGGCCAGCGCTTCCGCGAAGCGCCGCTGCTCGGCCGCCGGCATGTGCTGCACGGCCAGCATGGTCAGCGCGCCCAGCGCCGCCTCGATGGCGTCGATGCGCTGCAGGGCCTCCTCGATTCGCTGTGATGTGTTGGCCGGCATGGATGTGTCCTTTCTTGGTTTCGTGGTTGCCAGGGGTGTGTTCCGCCCCGGGCGCATTTTCCGCCCGGTGCCCGTCATGGGCCTGGGCGGCTTTTTCTTGCGAGGTTTCGGTGCATGGGTTCATGCACCGAAGTCTCTTTTTTTTGCCTCGCCGAGGCATTCCGAACGGTTCCGAAAGATTCGGAACGGTTCGGAACGGGGCCGCAAACCGGCCGGATCACAGTAGAGAGGTGACCCATGGATGACGATGAAATCCTGATGTATGACGATGAGTTAGATGCGGCCAAGGCGGCCGTGCAGCGCCTGGGCGGCGCCAAGAAGGTGGGCGAGATGCTCTACCCCGAGAAGACGCCCGAGGCCGCTGCGCGCTACCTGCTGGATGCGCTCAACCCCTCGCGCTCCGAGCGGCTGAACCCCGGCCAGGTGCTGCTGCTGATGCGCAAGGCGCGCGAGATCGGCTTCCACGGCCTGACCGCCTATTTCATGCGCGAGGCTGGCTATGCCCCCCCTGTGCCCCTGGACCCGGTCACCGAAACGGCGCGCCTGGCGCACACGCTGGAGCGCGTGATGGGCACTGCGCTGCAGGTCGCGGCCCAGCTCGAGCGCCTGAAGGGGAGCAAGGCCTGATGGACAACTATCAGGATGTCCTGCGCCAGATGGAGTACTTCGGGATTGAGCTGCGCGACCGGGATCTCCGCCTCATGGATGACCGCATCCGCAAGGGCTGCAAGACCACATGCGGCAAAGGCGGGAAGGACTGGTACAAGCTGCACCTGTGGCAGCCAGACGCTGGCGGCACGTATGTGGTCGGCTCGTTCGGCACCTATCGTCATGGCGGCGATTGGCAGCGGGTCGAGATTGACCTGGCGCCGCTGTCCGAGGCCGAGCGCGCCCGCCAGGCCGCCCACCGCAAGGCGCTGGCCGAGGCTGCAGCACTTGAGCGCGCACAGGAGATCGCCAACGCTGCGGCCGAGGCCATCGATATCTGGCGCAAGGGTGTGCGCGCGGCCACGACGCCCTATCTGGACCGCAAGCAGGTCCAGGGCGAGGCCTTCCGTGCGCTCGATCGCCCGCTGTCGCTGCGCTGGCCTTCCCGCAAGCGTGGCGAGGATGACGTGGTGGTGCGCCTGCCGGCCGGCACCACGCTGCTTCCCCTGGTGCGGCCGGATCTGCCGCGTGACCAGGCGCTGCGCGGCTTGCAGTTCATCAAGCCGGATGGGATGAAGATCTACCTGCGGGCCTTCGACAAGCCGGGCTGCTGCATCCGCCTCGGCGAGATCGACGCCGGCAGCACCTCGCTGTTGATGGTGGTCGAGGGCTATGCCACGGGCCTGACCGCCCGCATGGCGGTGGACCACCAGCACCCGGTGTTTGTGGCCCTGGACGCGGGCAACCTGGCCGAGGTGGTGCGCGTGTTGCGCGGCCTGTATCCGGCCACGCGCATCCTGATCCTGGCAGATGACGACTACATGACCCGGGACAAGCGCACTGGCGCGCTGATCAACCCGGGCCGCACGGCCGCTGCCCGCGCCGCCAAGGCCACGGACGGCTGCGATCTGGTCTGGCCTATCTTCAAGGCCTCGACACGGGGGCCGAAGGATACTGACTTCAACGATCTGCACGTCCTCGAGGGCTTGGACGTGGTGCGCCGGCAGTTGGTGGGCGTGGTCGAGGCGATGGCGAGGCGCTATGGCTGAGCACACCGACGATATCGACGCCGGCGGGGCCTCGTTCCCGCCACCGCCGCCACCGCATGCGACCGAAGAGTCGCATGCTTCGTCGGCTCTCGGCGCGCCAGCGCCGCTGGATAACTCTGTCGTGCACGTCGACTTTCAGTCGGGTGTGCGCGTGCCGCCGGGCGAGGCGCAGGCCGAGCCATCTCGTTCGTCGCCCCCCCGCCCCCCCAAAGTGAGCGCAGCTGCGCGCGACTCTGGGGATGGGGGTGGCAAGGCCCCTGCCGACAAGGCCGATCCGCCAGTGCAGGGCAAGAAAAAAGAGAAGACGGTCGATTGGGGGAAGTTCAACCACCTGGCTGAGAACTTCGTGCTGATCTACGGCACTGACACCGTCTGGGATGGCGCTGAGCGGTTGATCATGAAGATCGCGAACATGGGCCACGCCCACGGCGCCGACATGGTCCGCATGTGGAAGTCCAGCGAGAAGCGCAAGACCGTGCGGCTGGAGGACGTGGTCTTCGACCCGACGCTGAAAGCCGACCCGGTCACCACGGTGAATCTGTTCGACGGCATGGCTATGGTTCCCGAGGCCGGCGACGTAACCCCCATGCTGGAGCTGATCACATACCTGACCAGCCGGGCCACGCCGGACGAAGCCGACACCGGCGACATCATGCATTGGCTGCTGCGCTGGTTGGCCTACCCGCTGCAGCACCCGGGCGCCAAGCTGCGCACGGCCGTGGTGATGCACGGCGACGAAGGCGCGGGCAAGAACTTTCTGTTCGACATCATGGTCGCCATCTACGGCAAGTACGGCGCGCTGGTGGGGCAGGATGAGCTGGAGGACAAGTTCAATGACTGGCGCAGCTGCAAGCTGTTCGTTGTGGGCGACGAAGTGTCCAGCCGGGCCGAGCTGGTCCACAACAAGAACCGGCTGAAAGCGCTGATCACCTCGCCGACCGTGCAGATCAATCCCAAGAATCTGACGCGGCGCGAGGAGAAGAACCACATGAACATCGCGTTCCTGTCGAACGAGCTGCAGCCGCTCGCCCTGGACAACTCGGACCGGCGCTACCTGGTGGTGTACACGCCCCGGGCCAAGGATATCGAGTACTACAAGAAGCTGGGCGAGTGGCGCGACAACGGGGGCGTGGCCGCGTTCTACGACTACCTGCTCAAGTACCCGCTTGGGGACTTCCACCCCTACGCCCCGGCCCCCATGACGGAAGCCAAGTCGGCGCTGATCGAGATCAACCGCAAGAGCCCAGAGATCTTCTGGAGCGAGTGGCAGGCCGGCGAGCTGGACCTGCCCTACAACTCCTGCGCCGTCAGCCAGGCCTATGCCGCCTACCTCAAGTGGTGCCAGCGATCCGGTGACCGCTACCCCGAGAAGCAGCCCCGCTTTACCCCCATGGTCGTGCGGTTCTCCGAGGGGCAGGGGTGCCCGGCCCGGGTCAAGCCCATGAACGTCACGCGGCCTGGCGCCGCAAAGAAGACCGAGCGCATGTTCTTGGTGACCGATCCGATCTTCGGTGAGGGCGATCAGCGCATGACAGAGGGCGAGTGGGCCACTACTGCGGTGCGGGACTTCGGTGATGCACTGCGCAAGTACATGGGATATGGCAGCGGCGCCCCGTCCCCCGATGGGCAAGAGCCTGAGGGAGGTCAGTGATGCGGACTGGTTACGCCATTACGCGGGCGCGTAACGCTGGAATCCAGCAACGGCGCGGGTTGTTACGCGGTTATGCCGTTACGCGCTTCACGCACATGCATGTGTGTGGGTGTGCGGGTGCGGGCGTGTGTGCATGGGCGCGGGTATGCGTGTGCGATGTGTGCGTAACCGCGTAATCGTGTAACTCGCTAGGCGTGGCGCGGGTTTCGTGTTTACGCGCGCTCGTAACCGCGTAATCACTTCTTTGTTTTTTGAGGAGAGAGGAAGAACAAATGGATAGGCAGGATCTGGCGACGGCAGGCGGCGCGGCGGCCCCGACCCACCCCCTCGGGTATACCCCACCCCCCGGCATAGGTACTCCTGGCGCACGCCATCACGGGGGTAATTCGGCCCCCGCGCGAGCGCTAGTGGCTGGTCTGGGGAAAAGTGAACGAAGTGGTGAACGCTGGGGGTGGAAGTGAACGGGCGCGTCGAGCTGGTCACGCAGGCCGAGTACGCGCGGCGCCGGGGCGTGGCGAAGTCCGCCGTTGCCAAGGCTGTGAAGGAACAGCGCATCACCCTGATCGACGGGAAGATCGATCCGGCCGTGGCCGACATCCAGTGGCAGCAGAACACGCGCGCCAGGGCCGACAGCGGGCGCGCTGGCGCGTCGCTGCCGATAGAGCAAGGGGGAGGGCGGTCCATCGCTGAAAACGCGGCACAGGGCCAGGATTCCCCAGCCGCTGCGCCAAACGATGACTACCAAAGCCTGCGCGTGCGCCGGGAGCGTGCGTCGGTTGAGCGCGAAGAACGCGAGAACGCCCGCGAGGCCAAGCTGCTGGTGGCCCGCGAGGCGGCCTGGCGCGGCGTTTTCGATGCCTTCCGCGCGCTGCGCGACGAGGCCATGGGCGTGCCCCAGCGCGCAGCGCCGCAGCTGGTGGGCCTTGCCGACTCGCGCGCAATCGAGAGGATCATCCACGACGAGATGCTCAAGGCCTTCGGTGCTGCCGAACGCAGGCTGCAGGGCGTCTTGCCCGGGGAGGCCTCGCAATGAACCTCGCAGATGGGTACGGACTGATGGTCCAGGCAGCTGTCGAGGGCATGCGCCCGGACCCCGAGCTGCGCTGCGACGAGTGGGCCGAAGAGTTCATGAAGCTGCCCAAGAGCGGTCCCAAACCGGGCGAGTTCCGCTTCGATCACAGCTACCCCGCCCGGCGCGTGCACCAGGTGCTTTCGCCGGGGCACCCCTGCAAGCGCGTGGTCGCCAAGGTCGCGTCGCAGATGTTCAAGACGCAGACGGCGCTCAACTGGATCGCCTCCCTGATCCATCGCCGGCCGCGCAACATCCTTGCCCTCGAGCCCACGGATACCCTGGTCAAGCGTTTCTCGGCGCGGGTCTCCACGATGATCCGTAACGTGCCTGAGCTGGCCGAGCGTGTGGCCGCTGCCAAGAGCCGGGATTCCCGCAACACGGTACAGGCCAAGGATTTCCTGGGCGATGCGACCCTGTACATGAATACGGCCGGCTCGGCTGCCAACCTGGCCGAAGTCTCCGCCCCCTACATCTACGTCGATGAGATCGACCGCCTCGAATTGAACGTGGACGGCGAAGGCGATCCCGTCGAACTGGCCGAGGCCCGGGCCACACAGTACGCGAACGACAGCAAATTCTTCTATACCTCGAGCCCCGCCATCGAGGGCTTCTCGAAGATCGACACGCTGTTCGAGATGGGCACCAAGGAGTACTACCACGTCCCTTGTCCACATTGCGGTGAACTGCAGCCGCTGCTGCTGGAGAACTTCAGGTTCCGGCGAGACGAAGAAACGGGCTTCATGGATCGCGCCTGGTTCGTCTGCCCGCACTGCTGGTGTGAGATCGACGAGCGGCACAAGACCATGATGCTGCGCGACGAGGCCGCAGGCGGACGGGCGCGGTGGGTCGCCACGGCGCAGGGTGATGGGGAGACGGTCAGCTTCACGCTGTCGGCCTTTTACATGCCTGTCGGTGCGGTGACATGGCTCACGCTGGCGCGACAGTACGCCCGGGCCAAGGACCGCCTGGCGCGTGGCGACCATGAGGGCATGCAGGTGTTCTACAACACGCGCTTGGGCCTGTCGTACAAGAATTCTGAGACCGTGACCACGGCCAAACAGCTGCGCGATCGCGCGGAGAAGTACCCGTTGCGCGTGCTCCCCGATGCGGCCCTGGTGGCCATCCTGACGGCTGACACCCAGCCCAACCGCTTGGAGGTGCAGATCGAGGCCTGGGGGCCTGGCCTAGAGCATTGGGTGATCGACTACATCGTCCTCAACGGCGCGCCAACTGACCCGCCCGATACCCCGGGCAGCGTGTGGCAGCGCTTGGACGAGATCCGGCGCACGCCGCTGCTGCACGCATCGGGCCGGCCCATCATGATCAGCGCCTATGGCATCGATGCCGGCGGCGCGAACACGCAGGACGTCTACAACTACGGGTCAGCGCGCCGCACCTTGAACTGCACGGTGCTGCATGGTTCCTCGCGCCCAAACAAGCCCATCATGGGCAGCGCTCCCAGCCGCGTGGACATCGATTGGGGCGGCACCAAGACGCCCGGCGGCGTGGAGCTGTGGACGGTCGGTACCGA